GTAGTACCTGCTAATCCTTCTGCTATATCACCAACAAGAAATGAAATACTATCTCACGATCCTTCAAGATCACTAGTTAAAGCTGTAATAGTCAACGCGGTAAACTAATGCCAAATTATAAAGATAAAACATTATTTGATAATAACAGAATAGATCTGAATTTTCAGAGGGCTGAAATAGATAATGTTTTGCCTGAATATTTTGGTATTGATTTCCCAAAACTAAAAGCATTATTTGATGCTTACTATGATTGGATGGATTCTGCCGATAATCCTTCTGGTAAAATTAAAAGATTATATGAAACAAGAGATGCTACTCAGACACCAGAAGCTAATTTACCATTCTTAGAAGATGAATTGCTTTTAGGCCAATCTTATTTTGGTGGCTTTCAGAATAAAAGAGAAGCTATTAAGTTTTCAAATCTTTTATATAGATCAAAGGGTACAAAGTATTCTATACAACAATTCTTCAGAGGATTCTTTGGGCAAGATCCCGATATCATATATCCGAAAGAAAATATATTTAAAGTCGGGCCAGAGGTTGATTTTAGTTTAGACAGTGCTAATACTTCGGGCGCTCAGATCAAATCACCGGCTTCTCAGATAGGTCCTGACTCACAAAGATTTTTGACTGATGATAAACTATATCAAGTAATGTCTATACTTATTCGTGTAGGTGTTTCGGTTAATGATTGGCGAGATGTTTACAAACTGTTTGTGCATCCAGGCGGGATCTTCTTAGGTTCAGAACTTTTATTGGAATTAGTAAATGACAATACGCTTGAAGATCAGTTGGGTGCCGGCGATACGATTGTTGAAAATGTACAAAGAACATTTGTTGCAGAACTTGATGCAGCCGCTAATATTAACACATCACTTCTTGTTGACGGAGATGATGATTACATGATTCACAGACAGAACATTAATCAGTTTATGGGCACTATCAGTGATGTTAAAATTACTGATACACAAGGATATAGCCTTGAAGAATTGTTGGATGTTAGTTCTTCAACTATGGATGATTCTGATACGTCAGCAACATACTTTACATCAGCCAAATTCGATGAAGAAATGTACGGATCTGATAGTGATCTTGTTGTATCTAGATTTGATGAAGGCAAAATGTGGACACTATTTGATTCTGAAAATTCAGCAGACTCGGACAACTATGTTCCATAAACGTTATAAATAGTTTCAATTAAGTAAGCGAGATAAAAAATGGCTAGACGCACAATTAATACTGGAAGTCAGGCGAATGACGGAACAGGCGATACGTTACGTACTGCCGGTATTAAAATGAATTCAAACTTTGCAGAATTATATTCTCGCCTTGGTGGCGATTCATCAAGTGTCGGTACAACTAATTTGACTGATAGTGGTTTAGATTTTGTAGGTACTTCTTTTGTTGCAAAAATAGGATTTGCACAACCTACGGCCGAAAGAAGCATTGATTTCCCAGATGCTACTGGTAATGTTATATTAGATACCGCTACACAGACTTTGACTAATAAAACTATTAGCGCAGATAATAATACATTATCAGGAATTGCTGCTAGTAGCTTTGTCGTATCAAACGGTTCAGGTAATATTGACGGATCTGCTTCTGCTAAAGCTATTCCAACAGGCGTTGTTGTTGGTACTACTGATACTCAAAGCTTAACAAATAAAACACTCGGTGCCGGAACTATTATTTCTGCTGGAGCTGCTATTACATCTCCAAAAATTACTACTGGAATTAATGATGCTAATAATAACGAAATAATTAAATTTACTGCGACAGGTTCTGCTGACAATGAAATTACGGTAATTAATTCAAACGGCGGTGCACCACAAATAGAAGCTACAGGTGCTAGTACAAATATTAATTTAAATGCTAGATCAAAAGGAACTGGTGCAGTAACTATAGATAAGCTTGCTATAGGAGTAGATACTGCTATTAGTACTACATCAACTGCTTCTTCTACTGGTACTAATTATACTACAACAGGACTTATTACTGTTACTATCGCTGATGGTACCGTAGTAGGTGAAATAAAAATATTTACAAATATCGGCACGAGCACAGTAACTCTTGATCCAACATCGTTTGGTAATGCTAATCCGACTCATACTATAAAATTGACAGAAGCACAAGCTGTTATGTTAATGTGGGTGAATAGCAAATGGCATGTCATCGGCGGCGAATATACAATATCTGCATAGGAAATAAAAAATGGGTTCTATTTTAACAGATACATTAAAAGAAGATTTAGTACAAAAACTCTTCAATGAAAATGAAGGAACGCGGATTGGCGATTCTGATAATAAATTCTATATCGCAGTAGGCCGATCAGAAACGTGGAGTGATCCTGTCGATGCCGCTATTAATGACACTACTATTCCAAACTTTAATGTAAATAAAAAAGAAGAAAGAGATTTTAGATATAGAATGCAATCAGTAAAAGCTGTCGAGGCTTTTAGTTGGGTAGTACCTAAAAGAGATTGGACATCAGGTGATGTTTATTATGAGTTCAGTGATTATGAAATTACTAATCATCCGGCTTCTCAAAGTCCATATGTTATCACTGAAGATAATAACGTTTATCTTTGCTTTCGTTCTCATAAAAACGATGCAGGTGAAGAACAACCATCGACAATAAAACCGGATCATACTGATGGTACTTTAACATTAGAAACTGACGGTTATATTTGGAAATATTTATATACAGTTTCTGTTTCAGACGCAAATAGCTTCATGACTACTGCATGGATGCCTTTAAAATATGTCGATTCAGCAGCGCCTACTGATCAGTACTATTCTCAGTATTTAGTTAAACAAGCCGCAACACCTAAATCAATTGTAGGCTATAACGTTTTAAATGGTGGTACAGGTTATTCAAACGCAGCAGGCGCTGTAACAATAGATATTGTAGGAAATGGAACTGGAGCCACAGCTCGACCTATTATACAGTCTAACGGAGTTATTGGTCATATACTTGTCGGAGATAGTGCAGGTGTTGGAGTCGTAAATGGTAAACCAACTTTTGCAGATGCTACAGGTACTGGTTATGATTATGCAGAAGTAAAATTAACTATTAATTCTGGTGGTGGTTCTGGTGCAATTATTCAGCCAGTCTTTTCACCTGCAAATGGTTTAGGGCATAGTCCAATCAGTGATCTCAAATCGAATGCTTTGATGTTTAATATCAAACCTAATGCCGGAGAATTAGTAAATAACGAACCTACATTCGTAGTTAATCAAGACTATAGACAAGTAGGACTGTTAAGAAATCCATTAGAATATGATAGCTCTGGTCTTTTTACGGCTACTTCAGGACTTGCTTTAAGTCAAATGACTTTAGGCGGTCAATATACTAATCTTACTTTAGATGATATAATTAGTGAAACTGGAGGAGATGCTAAAGGAATCCTTGATTGGAGCGATGAAGCTAATCCTACCAAAATATGGTATCATCAAGATGATATTACTACAGGATTTACACAGTTTACAAATGGGGATACAATCTCAATTGGTACCGTAACAGGTATTAGCGCAGACTCTGCAAATGTAGCACCAGATGTTGATAAATTCTCAGGTGATTTACTATTCTTATCTAATGTTGAACCAATTACTCGTGATGCTAATCAAACCGAAGATATCAAGGTCGTTATCAGGCTTTAAGGATTTACTATGGCAACTAATCTAATACAAACTACTTTTTCTACTGAGTATAAAGACGACTATCGCGATAGTGATAACTATCACAGAATATTGTTTAATAGCGGCAGAGCTTTGCAAGCAAGAGAGCTGACTCAGTCTCAAACTATTATTCAATCAGAATTAGCAAGAGTTGGTTCATTCTTATTTAAAGAAGCCGGAATATTTGGATCAAGCGGAAATCTAAGTAGTGGGTTTAGTCCTGTAGGTTATGTTAAATTAGTTTCATTAGGATCTTTAAGTTCAGCCTATCCTGCTTTAGTTGGAACTAAAATTACAAATGCCGATGGTATAAGTGCTACAGTAAAAGCTGTCATTCCTGCAACTGGCGGAGATCCTGACACTTTATTAGTGAGATATATTAGTTCAAATAATTTAACTTCAGATGATACAACAGTAGCACCAAAAACTTTTGTAGCAAGCGAAACTTTAAATTATTCTACAACTTCAGGCAGCGGAACGTTAACGATTGCAGCTAATAACCAAAATGATTTGGCTATTGGTAAGGGTTCTATGATCGAAATTCCTGAGTTTAATACTTTTGTAGCCGGTCATTTTGTTTTTGTTAATGCGCAAAGTTTAGTTATTAGTAAATATAATCCTAAACCTAACGAAGTAGTAGGTTATGTGTTAACAGAAGATGTTGTTACAGTAAGTGATGATAATGCTTTATATGATAATACTGGTTCAACACCGAACTTGACATCTCCGGGTGCTGATCGTTATAGAATTAGAATGACTCTTATAAAGGAGTCAGACGTAACAGCAAGTCAAACGTTTTATCCTCTTCTAAAAATGCAAGATGGTATTACACGTAAGATTAATCAAAGTAACGATACATTAAATGAACTAGGTAATATTTTAAATGCAAGAACTAATGATATTACTGGTAACTTTATTGTAGATAACCCTGGTTCACAATTCGGTTTAACTATCGACGAAGATAGCGATGACAATTTCTTAAGATTTAATGTTGATGGCGGTATTCTATTTGTCAATGGTAATAGAGTAGAAAGAAAAGCCGGCAGTAATCCAATTCGTGTAGAAAAACCACGAAGTACTACAAGTGATTTGCATAACAAAACAAATGAGTTTATGCCAGCACGATATGGTAATTATGTATTAGCAGATTCTGCAAACGTAAAAGGTTTAATTAGCCATATTAATGATTTTAGTACGGTTAACTTGTATGATGATATAGGAAAAACTTCTGTAATTGGTACTACGAGAATTAGAAATATTCAAGATTTTGATAATGAATATAGAATTCATTTATTCGATGTAAATTTAAATGCCGCGAAATCATTTAGAAACGTAAAAGCTATTGGTACGGATTCATCTGACTTTGCAGATTTAAAAGCCGTAAATGGTGTTATTAGTTTAATTGATAAAGAGCAAAGTTCTTTACTAATGCCAATCGGACAGAGAAGAATTCAGAGCATTACAAACGTAACAATGCCGGTTACTCGTATTGCTACAGGTACTACAAATGTTTCAGGCGTAGCTACATTCCAGGTATCAGACATTTCATCTAATACTTTTACTGACGGCGCTAGCTGGATGGTTGAAGTAGATTCAGCGGGTGAAATATTCTCTCCACCGTCATATGATTCTGCAGGCGGAGCTGTTACTACTATCTCAGGATTGCCAGCATCAAAAGCTGTTACATTGTTAGCATATGAAAATAAAACAGCGGTTCAAAAAATTAAAAGACTTCAACTAAATTATTCTGAAAGTCGTTCACTCGTTGGCAGAACATTTACTCTTACTAAGCCTGACATTTACATATTTAAGTCAGT